ATCAGCGTGTTCTGAGAACCGACGAACTCGCACTCAAACTCCTGCGCGAACTGTTCCTTTGAGGTGTTGCGGATTGTAGATTCTTTCCACTCCTCATCTCTCCCCGGAACCTCGGACCAGTGTACCTCCACTGGAACGTATTCCGACTTTCCCTCGTTTGCGTCCATCCACATTCTGTAGAAGTGATTCATACCACAAGGGGTAGAGATGATCACCATCTTGGTGGTCTTACCAGAAGAGATGGTCGGATATGTGGATGCGAAGAACTCTTCAGCGATGTGTCTGGGAACGAATGCGAACTCGTCCAGCAGCAGCATGTTGAACGATCCACCTCGAATGGCGGAAGAGGAGGTGGATGCTGCGATGATCTTCGACCCGTTCTCCAGTTCGATAGATCCCTTGTTCCATGCAAGAACACCCTGCTGTAGAAAGAACGGAAGGTTTTCGTATGCGAGCTGATAGCGAGCAAGAATGTCACGCGCAAGCTGCCCTTTGTTAGCCAGAATAGCACAGTTCACATTGTCGTTAAATAACGTATAGTGTAGGAAATATGCGACGACTGTTGTTGTCTTTCCTGTCTGGCGTGGGAGCTTACCGATCGTAAATCTATTGTCATGGATCGTTCGGATGATCTTCTCTTGGAAGTCATACATCTCGAAAGGAACTAGACCTTCATCCAAACTGACAATCTTGACATAGTTGCGAACGAAATAAATCGGATCTTTCGCACACTTCACATACTCTTTGATTTCGTCTGGGGTGTATTCGTGATTGACACCTACTTTTTTTAGTAGGGGATTACCTTGATAGCCATCTTCTTCTGTTGCCATTTACTTTCCCTAACACACCAAGCATGATTAATCCTGCTGTGATCATCATTCCAAATCCAGGCTCAGGAATGGATGTCGTTGTCCAACTTGAACATGACGTGCCTTCACATGCACGCACCATTATCCACCCATTCGGTTCTGGATGAAACACATCAATACCAAAACATCTGCTCGCGTTATCTGCTATACACAAAAGTATCTCATTTTGCGTTGGTGGTATGAAAATACTTGTGAGATTGTCAATAACAGTCAATGACTCCTGACACATATATTCTATTTCAACGAGTTGATCCTCTGTGCAATCTAACCAGACATTAGATGCCGTTTCGTATGCTTCTAACGGATTGTTTAAGTCTGGATTTCCACTAACATCCTCTATTATTTGTTGCCACTCATGGTAAGTTGGATCAGGCGCATTTTCCGAATATGGTTGAACAAATCGAAAGTTTGTTATGGGCATTATTCCTACTCATCAGTTTCGACCTCAGATGTTACATCAATCTCGTCCATCTTTCCCTTGAGAAGCTGTTGAAGCTGCTTTGTAGAACCAGTAAATAATATATTATTGGTCGTTTGGGTTTTGGGTGCTTCGTTTTTCTGACCAGTCAACTCTCTGATCTTCGTCTGATGATCCATTAGTTTCTCTGCGACTTCAGCAGTAGACTTCATTACCGTAGCAAACACCTCGTATGCTCGTGGATGATCCATCGCTTGAGCAAGCGTCAACGCGTCAGCAGTAGCAATACGACCAGACTCCAAAGCAGTCACAAGAGCATCTCGCACTTTGTTGTAGTCTTTGTATGTGTCACGCGGAATATCAAGCGCGCTCAAAATGCTATCCATCGCAGGGTCGGTTTCTTCACTTTCGACCACTACTGGTATGTGTGTTTCTTCATTTTCCATTACAGATCCTCATCAACACCTGTTACGAGATTGCGACGAGTTCCCTCTGTTGGTAGAGTGTTGTTCGCAGCATATCCCCAATCATCATCAATATCAATACTACTTAGTGGTACAGATAGAGCGATGTCTGAAGTTGGATTTCCTGCTGCTGTCAATCCGGGTTGGAAATATAGTCGTGAAGCAGTCGGCACACCTGCGATCTGATCTGGATCAATTCCTTGCTCTCTTGTTCCTCTATACTGAATACGATATGTCCAGTTCGCACCCGGAATATCAAGGAAGGCTGGATTAACAACAATCACTTGATCTGATCCATTATGAGATGTGATCACTCTGGTATTTCCTGTGATACCTGTGGTGCCAGATCCCTCTCCGGTGATTGTGATATATCCTGAACCAGAATATACATCATCGGTTCGCGCAGATGTATTTGCCTGAAGAAATAGATGCGTTCCGTTTGCTGATGCTTGAGCAAGAGTACCGCTATGATAACGAGTGAAGCTGTCGGGAATGAAGAAATCTACATAGGCTTTCTTGATGATCTTTGGTGTTGATACGGGACCAAACAGCATGGTCTTCATCGTAAATGTCAAAGTCCAGATCAATGTTCTTCCACTTTCAAAGTCACCGTCATATGCGTCTTCTCTGCTAATTGAGTCGAGTCGAATGGGAATGTCAACATCTATCTCATGCTCTGTTACATTGTTAAGCGTAAGCGTGAACTCTGGTGTGAAGAACGGAAGAATCTGTTCAATAATCTTAGAACAATCTGCTGCGTTTCTACCATACATAGCAAGTTCAAAATTTAGATCATATGGCACACCTTCATACATCATTCGCTTTGTGTTACCAGTTTCATCACTTGTATTGATTGAGGAATATTTGTTCATTGTGCCTAGCTTGCGCTCGGACGCGTAATTTATAGCTACCAAATCATAACTAATACGGGGAAGAGATGTCATAATCTGCTGTGCAAGATCGGGATCAGTTAGACGAGCATACCACTTTTCTTTGCTGGAGTATGTAATAGGCACAGAGATCCACGTTCCATTCGATCTCTGGATCTTGATGTTATTGAAAAGTGTCCCGAAGGCTATAACACATTTCCGAATGATGTCGTGATTAAAAGGTGTACCCAGCATTAGCTATAATCTCCAAATGGGCTATCTTCACTTAGATCCAATACGCCCAGACCATCAGTCTCAAGAGTCTGATTATCGGCAATGCTGTTGTCTGGCATTGTGTTTCCTGTGAAGTTAACTCCGCTTGTGTTCTCATTGAAGCTCTGGTCGATATTTACAATACCTGTGCTGAACGTCTCCTGTGCGTAGCGGAAGTCTTCGCAGCGGATTTCATACATCTGTAAATTTCCCACCTGATAGAAGATACTTTCATGCTCAACAAAGTTGATTTCCATGAATGTGCCTTGACGTTGAGCTGCTGTATTTGGAACAGTCAAATCAAAATAGATTAAGTCCCCCTCTTTTGGGCGCGAGCGGGTTGCACCTAGATGAACTTGCTCGGAGAGAAGATTATCAAAATCACGAATGGCAAGATTAAGTGTCAACGTCTCGCGAATTTCAAGACCAAAGCGAGTGATAATGTCTCGCTCACCGCCCCATCCTTCAGCAGTCGCGACATAGAACGGCAACACATACGCTTCATCAAAGTAGCGATCCGTGCTTTCTCCGTAGATACTATCCTCTGTTCCCTTGCGCGGAAGCCAATAAGCAGGAACTCCGTAGATGCTAATAGCTTCTACAACCAGATCCTCGATGAGCTTTTGCTCTGATGGGATATTATATCCGAAGTAGTGGTTTTTAGGCATCTAATCACCCCATGTAAAAGTCAGTAGGCAGGGTGTATGAGTCTTTCAGTTCTTGTCGCAGACGTTCAAGGTTCTGTTGAGCTTCTTGCTTGATTGCAGGTCCGTCCAGAGTGACACCACCCGGAAGCTGAATACCAGCGAATTTGGATAGATTTTGCCCCCACTGCTCTCGCACCAACTCTGTCACATATTCTTTCAGCCACAGATCACCGTAGACTTTTGTATAGCTAGTTGGATCAACAATCTTGAACGCCTCAACAACAATATAATCACCGACACTAACATCTGTTTCCCAATCCCAGTCGATATTCAATTTGTTCATGTGCCGAGTAAATCGAATAGGAGCAACACCGACTAATACTTCCTGAAGTAAGGAGAGATGTTGATGATACATTTTATAGCCTGTGATATTATCTCCCCATGTCGCTGATCCAAATGCTGTATAATCTTGAAGTCGAAGCTGATACTCAAGATTGAACATACCAGATCCACCCACATTATTCTCTGGTAGAACTTGCGTGATATTTGTATATGTATCTGAATCAAAAGTGATATACTTATTAGTGATGTCGTCTGCCGTTATCTGATACGGTTCATATACCTTTTCGGTAGCGTCCATATGAAACTCTTGCCACATCTTCAGAGCTTCATCCAGGCGATCCTCTAACTGCTCGCAATCTACATTGATTTCGATGACAGGTTTTCCGAGACGCCGGAGCGCATATTCGATTAGACTGTCCCTGCTATTTGGAACTGCCATTTACTTCTCCTAGTCTACTGTCATGCTTCGATGAACAGTAATGGTTCCTCGAACTACTTGATGAACTAATCCAGAGATTGTCGTCGCTTCAACATCATATAGGTATCTACCATCTTCGAGTGATGCAGTTGTAACATTATCTAATGATATAGTTACAATTCCGTTTGCTGCTCCGTCTTGTGGTAAACTTATTGTGAGTGGTGTATATGTAGTGGAGCCTACACACTTACGCATATAACCTCTCTTAAACGAGTAATTTGAAGTATCAACCGGATAACGACCTGATGTGTTTGATGTATAGAATACAACATTCGCTGTAAAGTCTGTTCCTTGCGAAATGAATAGGTTGTGTTCGTATGACATTAGTTTTCTAAATCCTTAATCTGAATTTTGATTTTAGAAATATCCTTGAGCTTGGTTTCATACTTTTTTTTGGGAGCGTCAATGATCTTTTGGAGCTTTTCTCCGACAACCTGCGGAAGATCGCGAAGCTCATCTTTCTTCTCCTTGATCTTCTTGAGCTTGTCCATATCACCATCTTCTATTGCTCGCATAGAAATTAAATCTAGCTCCGCGAGCTTTTGGTTTCTAATCGACCGAAGTCGATTCATAATTCGATTAGCTTTTGGTAGCACATCAACGACGATCTTTCCCTTCTGAAGTCTAAGATCGGTTGGATCTGTGTATTCTGGTAGATCATCTTCGCACACAACAACTCCATTCAGCTCATCCGCCTTTTTGTCATATTCTTCTCGCGAACTACCCATTCGGAGTTTGGTGAATGTGAGCGGACCACCCGTGAAAGTTTCTTTGACAATCACATATTCTTTCGTTTCCATCATTTATCCTCTAAACTTCGCTGGATCAACTGCGCCTATGACCACAACATAGACTTCATCTTCATCAATTAAAGCGGTGGAAGATGAGTTTCTAGTTACTTTACCTGAGCCTTCTGCCCTATACCAATCTGTTATTGGTGTTCTTGATTCTATTTGAATGTAAGTGCTGTTTGCAACACGAACATGATGTGTTGATAATGCTCCATAATCAACTAGACCATCGTTTGTTGAACCTGATCCTTGTAGACCTATAATTTGACCTGGGCTTGTTCCAGTACCAGATGCCTCAAATTGTCGGCGGCGCGTCAAAACAGTATCCAATTCACCCGCAGACACGGCGCCGTCATTAAGGTCTTGTTCAAATAAACCCGCAAGATACAGATTGCTTGTTCCTGTCACGATCAAAGAATAGTTATTTCCATTTTGAAATCCTGCGGGAAGTTGAATTTGGAATCTTCCAATTCCGACCTTTGTGACTGATTGAATATTGTGCCCATCCCAAGCAAAAGTAGGAGGCGAAGCATATCCTGTTTCTGTCGTGTCTGCTGCGACAATGGGATTTTGATTGATACCTCTTGGAAGAAGTCGAGCCCATGCGATAACCGAGTTATTTGCGTAGATACCACCCTTCTCGACGTGAACACCCTGATATGTAGTGTTCGCGTGAATGGTCATCACATGATTATTGGACGATCCAAAGAGGTGAGATTCGGTGTATTCCTGATTCTGATAATTTGCTTTGTCGTTGTCACGCTGTGGTCTTCGTTCCCACCACACCTTCATTGATTGTTGACCCATGAAGGTATCATCTGCCATGGCACTCGTTCCAAAGAACTCGCTACCTATACCCGGAGCAGGAATAGCAAAACTATTGTCTACGCTGATTCCATCGAACCATCCCAAGTTATTCCAGTTCGAGAGTGTAGCAGCCGAAGGGCCAGTTCCAGCACCATCAATCCATCCCTCAGAGAATCGTCGAAGACCCTCTGTTCTCTTCATTATGTTACCATTTCCAACTGAAGATTGATTGGAGAGATTTGATGTTGATCCCGCAACAACACTGATGGGTTTGAACGCTCCGTTTGCGTTTGGAATAGGTCGCAATCCAAGAACGACATTGGTGGGATAGTGACCGTAGTTCTCGTCCGACGCCGCTGTCGCGCCAAGTTGAATAACAGCTTTTTGAGTAAATATTCTTCTTCGACCATCACGATCACCCGCAGGAACGTCGGTTACATACAATCCAGCAGCGAGTGGGTGACTGTTTGCGTTAATACCAACTGATCCACCAGAATACCAATCTTCTCCAAGATTTTCTGGAATGTATATTCTTTTATCTAGGCTGGCGTGACTGGATGTGGGAGAATACAATGACGTGTTTGCGAGAACACTAACTGTAATATTCTTGCTTGTGTTGTGAATATTTGTATCGTTTGGTCCGAGATTTTGAGCAATGCTCAACGATCCATGTCTGGACCCAATGTGATATGTTCGTTCTGGTACGACGCTTCCACCGGCCGCGCCGCCTGGATCTGTAAGTGCCTCGTCCCCGTCCGCCGACGACCATGTGTATGCTGCATGAGTTGGTGATGGGTCAATCAAACGAACACCAGCTTCCGCACCATACACAGCAACACCGCTTGAATCAGCATTGTAGCCATTGACTGTCAGTGTGTATCCGGGGAATGTGTTTCCGATACCAACACGCCCAGCATAGCTTCCGCCCCAGTTTGTTGATGTGGTGTTTGCTGGTGTATAGACGGTCAGTGTGTTATGTTCTGGTCGAAGACCAATCTGGAAAATTTGCATGTGCATCTTGTCATCACGCATTTCCATAGCAAGAATACCATCTTGCATGTTGGTGGTCTTTTGCGTGTGCGTTCCGAGAGGATTACCCAGCGTTCGGCCCTGGATGCCCGTAAACACGAAAGGATCAGTTGACTTTCCGACTCCCTTGAAATCGTTGTTGATACCGAAGAGCCATGTTCGGTTCCCGGCGTTACCATTACTGTGTCCCACATCGTGAAGGCTCATTGCAATCATTGTGTTGGCAGTTGTATCTCCGGGCTGTCTGTGCTTGGTGATGTCCAACGACCATGATGGATTGATGATGCTGATGGAATCCTTATTCTGGTTTCCACCCGTCGCACCAAACGCAGGATTACCCAGCCCCAGATGACCTTCTGCTGTAACATGAAGGATTTGTTTGCTGGCGTTATACCGGGCACGGTCACGGAGAGAAATGGTAAGTGATCCAAAGCCGGTTCGATTGTCTTGGGTATTTCCGATTAGGAACGAGCGTGCCCCGAAACCCGGAAGCGCACCACCTTCTCCCGTTCGGACGCCGATATATCCCATATCGTAGGCCCAACCGTCATTATGGTCTGTTACAGCATTTCCGTCTCCGGTTCCCTGCTGAGCATCAATGCGGAAACTAATGCCTGTTCCGATACCATTCACATTCCAGTTCTGATTGTGGATATATCGAGCTGATGTTCCTATGCTACCGGCTGCAAGATTGGTCTGATACGAGATGAATGGTACTTTTCCATCTTTCAGATTTGCAAACCCTCCGGTGGGATATGTTCTGTTTGGGTTAATGGCCTGGGTGACAGCGAAATCGTTTCCAGCACCAGTTACAATGACTCTGGCTCGTGTATCGTCCTTGGGTGCAGTTGCTCCGTATTCACTCTCAACCCAAACGGTAGCATCTTCACGCTCGCGATCAACGTGAATAGCATATTGGGGAACATTTGTTCCGAATCCCCAATATGTGTTTGCACTACTGCTCTTGTAAGCAAACAACCCAGCGTTTGTGAATGTTTTGTAGTTTGTGTCTCCATCGTATCCAAGAGAGTTTCGTGGGAAAATGCGGAACTGAGTAGAGGCATTGTTATCAATGATCCATGTATCGGGACGACCAGTCGGATCTTCATAGAACCGCGCACGGTTTGATCCCATCCAAATCTCAGCACCTTCGCCTGTGCTGTACCCACCATCCATCAAGAAGGTTGTACCACTCGACGCGCCTTGGCCAGCAGAGGCTCCTGCGTTTGCAGAACCGAAGATGAAATATGTTGTCGCATCAGTGGGGGCAATACTAAAGATATTATTAGCCTGCCCTGTCCAACTATCATCAATAAATTGCGTCAACCGCACTCTGGATTGACCTGAATTGGTATCGTAAACATCCCACGCAAACTTTCTACCAGCAGTGTAAGTTGCTTGTGGATTTTCCATCTTAAAGACTGGGCGTGACCGAGTCTTTTCTCCGCCAGGCGTATCATCACCACGAATCATCAATCCACCGTAGTTGGAGCCTGTTTCAAATGTGTGCTGAATGAGAAGTTGTGACCATTGCATGTTTCCATCAAGAATGGTCCAATTAGGAGCAGCACCTCTAGAGGTAGATAGATCAAGATAGTGAGTATTGGAAATCAGCACAGCGCCTTGGGCGGCTGTTCCTGTGATGTCACCACCCGGAATAACCTTCATCACCTTCTCTAGCAGGCCTGCTCCGCTCCGAACAGAGAACTCAAGCGACGATGAAACGGATCGAGCAAGATTGTCATCATCCTCTCGATTGATTTCTGCGGAAATGCGCGCACCAACAGAATCTTCTGTTGTGGTATCAGCACCATTCGCTGCGAAGTCCAGAGCAGCATAGGTGTTTGCCTTTCGTGCTGCGGTCAGCGTTCGATCGCCAATGAGAATGCGAACGGGAGGGGTATCATTGACTCCGACTCCACCATACGCATCAGTATATCCACGAACGGAGAGAAGAGGAGCGGTGTTGGATGTCTGTGGGTCGTGATTAACAGCACGATCAATGCGAAGCTGTGCGGCTAGATGTGCAGTTGGTCCACCATGCGGCGCGATACCTGAGATTTCTCCACTGTCATCGACGGCTGAGTTTTCACCTGAGGTCAAGGTAAATCGAGTGGCCGATGATGTATCGACTGTATTTCCCCATCCCCATGATTCTGAAGCGTAAATATGATCAATCTCATAATCTGTGTACGCCGTTCCCAGCGTAATCATACCAAAGCGAGATGTGGTATTTGATGTGACGGATAGGAATCCGAAATTATTTGCTTGAGGATATGATGCTGTGTTTGATGCTTGAAATGAAACGTAAGATATACCTGAAGCTGTATTTTGAGAGAGATTTAACTTCGCGTTTCCAGAGTTATTATAAACATGAATGTGTCCGTTTATATTCGGATCGTTAGCACCAAGAAAGCTACCAACACCTAATCCTGCCGTGCTTAAAATGTAGAGTGCGCCTGGATCAAAAGTAGGAATAATACCAGAAGAGTTGCCGTCGATTACTCCGCCTTGACGGGTAATGTCTCCTCGCACAGTAGATGGAAGACCATTTACAACATCAATCAACTCATTAACAGTTACTCTGAGCTGTTGAAATGTATGTTTTCCAAGGAGCTTCTGAACTTGTATCGTATTGACTGGCATTACTTATCCTCGATTAGCTTTTGTACGAGTTCTTTGAGCATAGATAACTCATTTTTCATACTATTTAGCTCTTCTTTTTTGACTCGCTGTCTAGCAACTTCTTCTTCGTGTTGCTTTTTCGCGTTTTCATCTACACAAATAATAGCACCGCTTTGCAGATCACGAACCCATCCAAGTTGATCGGTCTTTACATACTCTGAATTTATTTTGCTCATTTTATTCCACCGCAATAGCGCGCATATCATAGATAATCGGGACGCGAGTAGAATCGCTTGTCTGCATTAAAATCTTGATTGCGAACTCGTTGAATGACATATATCGTTCTCCTTGTCCTGATTCTGAGTCATCAGATACAGAGGTATATGCAAATGGAAATGTGTCGTCCTCTCCTGTTCCTCGGAATACCAATTCCCGTCTCAATCCCTTGTCACCTGAAATCTGAGAAGCATCTGATGTTGATTGACCAAGAAGCTGCCATGGCTTGTCATCAAAATCTCCGGGGTCCATCGAAGATCGCACTTTGGCAAAAACATGAACCCTTGCTGTCTCAGGGACAGAAGCAGAAAGAATCACACGAATATCTCTTGATTCAACTCCTTGCTTCAATCGCACGCGCTTCGACACATAGCGAGCTTGGAAGTTACCCGGATGCTTCGGATCATCTTCACCTATGTAGGAGATTACTGCTCCAGTCGTCGGTGTGGACCCTGTCACCGAGATGGTTGGTGCAGTCAGATATGTTTGCCCTTGATTCGTTAGGTTGAATCCGATAATACCACCAGTAGAGTTGGTGACTGGATTTCCAGCAGCACCCGCTCCGACCTTACCCGATCCCGTAGTGATCACGAGCGTATCGGTATTTGCGTAGCCAAGTCCACCACTCTCAATGTAGAATCCACCACCCACGACTGTTCCGTCACGATACTTGCGGCTGTATGGCCATGTGTTAGCGTGAAGTCCACCATTGTTGACGATATTCTTAAAGATCGTCAAGCTCATTCGCTCCAAGTTTACGATTGGAGAGAGATCAGGAGAGGAAGTTGAGAGTGTTCCTCGGAGTAGAAATGATCCTGTCTTGTCCTTCAGGATGGTCATTCTTCCATTTGGATCAATCGTGTTCGTTGACATATTCAACGACTTATATCCATCCGTTTCGCTGAACTCAAGTGTGAATGGATCAGGTGGAATAGTCTCACCCGGTCGCGCACAGTCATACTCCCAGTTAACGCTCGATGATGGAAACTCCAGTGTAGTCGTATCTATTCGAAACTCATCAAAGTTGTAATCGTTCTGCCACAGCTTAAACTCTGTTGCATTTGAGTATGGAGTTGAGAGTGTACCGGGAATAACATTATTGATGTTTGGGTGCCATAGAGGCTGATTTATACGAGTTGTAGCAGATGCCGTGGAATCAGAAATAGCATTTACTGTCTTCCATATAATCGTGGATGGCGTATCTGTGGTGAAGATACACTTATGAATTGCGAACATGAGATCCTGATCCTGTTCTGCGGTCCACGTTACACCATTTTGAGATTTGAAGAACGATCCGTAGTGACTGTTTTTATCCACAATCTTCTCTGCTACACCAGTTGTTCCGCCCGTTCCAACGAGTGCATCACCCATCTTTGCTGTCCATACAACATAGTCAAGAGAGTCAGATCGAAGAACAATAGCATATTCTTGTCCAGCTTCAAGCATCAGAGGGCGATCAAATGTAAATGTTGTTTGACCTGTGTTAAAAGTGGGAGTTGAAGTTGTCGTGACAGCGGAAGGGAGCAGTGTTTTGCTTGCAAGTACCTTCGATCCACTTGGTACTCCTGAACTTGTTGGTCGAATCTCCAGCGTTATCGGCAACTGTGTTCCAGCATTATCACGATGCTTTGTTTGGAACCAAATATCAACTGCGTTGATAAAAACACCACCGGGATGAAGATTGTGATCAATAACAAACGATTGTGCTACAGGATCAAAATATTTGATGGTATCTCCTGTGAGCTGTTGTCCAAGAGAAATATCTTCAGTTGAGGATCGAGAAATTTCTCGTTGTTCTGCAATATCAGTAGTGATCTTTATGATGTCGAAGACGCTTCGGTATCGGAAAGTATCAATCGTACCTGTTGAACTAAAAACGCCTTCAACATGCGTTGTTAAATCGGATTCAAATGGATCTGGAGATGAGCGCAAAGAGAAATTCTTCTGCCCTGATGGAAATCGCAATCTATCATTTGTTCGCTGATCGGACACAGCAGCCTGGTTCCAATATTCATCATCTGTATTGAGTGCTTCGATATACTCCTGAGCTGTTCGATTAGCATAAGAATAGTTAGGAACATAAAACACACCGTAGGATTGTCCTGCCAGATCACTATACAGTTCTCCGATTGAGAAACGCGAGTCGGTGTTTGGCTGCAAATCCCAAGGGAAGTCAATAGTGACAACACCAGTGTCTTCATCAAATTCAATGATCTCTCGATTCTGCCCGTATCCACGTCCTTCTACGATGTAAAGTTTACGTCCGTATAGATCAACTTCCGGTGAATATGTCGTCGAGGCTCGGGCTCCAACAGAAGTTGTTCTCCAATGGATTTGTCCGTATGCTCGCGTGTCGAAGAGCTGAATCGTTGTTGTCGTCGGATGATTGAGAATACTTCCTGAATATTGCTTATATTTGACAACAGTAACAGGAGGTGTTGTACCACTAAGTGATCGGTAAATTGTCGATCCAGCAACGAATGTTCCGTTCGCAGATGTAACGTAGATAGTATTTGCAAACGCTCCAACTGCCATTCCAGAATTTCCGTTGGTGGCATTTCCGATTGCTTCTTCTTCGCGAATGTCACCATAGCCGTCACCAAACGGATTGCTCCATGCAGTTTCAACTGGATTCATTTGAAGAACTAACTCATTTGCACGCTCAACGTAATTATCTACGTTTATACCATCAAAAATTGGATAAATTGTTGTTCGTGGCTTGAGTCCTTTTGCTCTAAATGTAATATCAACTGGACGCATATAAGGATATACTATGTCCGAGATTTGAACATCATCAACGAGTATTGTATCTTCGTCAGTGGCGAAACGAACCTCAACTCCTTGTCGCGTAGATAACCCAGTTTCAGTTGTGATTGTTCGCTGAATCAACTCGTCGGTTACATTTACCTGTCCAGCAACAGTAACGTCAGGGCTAGTGTTGTTACGATTGATATGAAAACGTACCCAGTCAACCTCCCCACCAATATAGTCCCATCCGGCTGGAATCGCATTAGATTCAAGCTGCCGCAGATTTGATACTCCAGGTCGGAATCCAGCAGCCGTTTGAGCGTATGAGTATCCATCCACCGGATTCCATATCACATTTCCAGCATTATCGCGGAAGAGAATTTGGTTCAACCAGTGATTAGAAAGAGACTCTGGTGGATTATCCAACACATATTGATATGCTGCTTCTGGATCTTTGAAAAACGTGCTTACTTCAGTTTCCGCACCAAACCAAGTATCCTCCCATGAACCCCAGACCGTATCACCCTCTCCACGATCGAGTCGATCCTGAATTAATGACTCTGCTGCCATGCGAGCTTGATTTCTATCTGCAACACTAACTGGTAAATCGCGAGTAGATTTCCAATTATCGCTACTTGGTGTAAGCGAAATTTCTCCATAAAAAGGTTGAATTTGGAATGGATTTACATTCTCTCCACCGTTTTGTGTAGCTTGAATTTGCGATAATCCTCTAATACCTCTGGTCGTGGTAAATGGAAGCATGGCAATACCGTTCTTAGCGTAAAAGTTTGAGCTATTATCGCGATCAAGAATCATATCAAGATTGTCCTGCTCAACTGCTGGACGGAGCATACCATTTCCCACGGAAGCATTGAACTGAGGATTTGGTGCGCCAGGCACACCAACATCAGACGAAGAGAATCCTTCGAATGTGTCCACGAGGATTCCATTCTTGAAGTATTCGATTCCATCGTCATCGACAATCTTGAGTCCAGTAGTCTGCTGCTCGATTGCAGACATTGACGCAATTCGTTCAAGACGAGTAATGCGCTTCTCCAACTTATCAATATCACCCATCGAATATCGTCGAGTTGTGTCTTTCGTAATAATAACGTCAGATGCTTGCTTTGTGTAGGATGGAATGGTAAGTGTAAATAGTGCCAAATCATTTTGAGACACATACGGCATCGTAGCAGGAGACTGCGTTGTCGATCCAGAGACAATCTGAATTGTTCCTGTGTTCGATCCAGAGGAAGATTGACGATCACCAAGAATGATCCTATCGAAGCGAGCAGCAAAATACTGCATGTAGTAAAGGAAAGCACCAGCAGCATCAACCTGACCGATAGAGTATGATCCAACTGGATTTGTCTGCGGAGTTGGCACGATCGGTGTGTAGTACGATGCGTTAGCTGTTGATGTTCCCGTCAGATCGGTAGCACGAACTGGTCGGAAGTCAATGTAGTCCTTCAAGTGATACCGAATACCACTCGTCGTTGATGTAAATGATGGGATGTCTTCAATTTTAACTTGGTTGTGATACGAGTCAACGGAGAAGAATCCACCTTCAGGATCAGCACCCGTTTCGTCCGTATGCGAAAAATAATCATATACAACTAACAACTTTCCAACTGGTGACGGCGCACCAGGCTTGAGCGTGATGCTCGCATAATCGTAAAGATCCTCTCGCTGTCCGTCATTCAACGAGTATCGAGATGTGATGTCATACGCCGAGTTGTTCAGCATATCATCAGTGGGATCAGTGGAAAGACTTCCTGTGTCAATCACCGCACGGAGTCGATACACATCAGGCATACCCAGATTGTCTGATCCCCCCGGAACACGATTTGGTGTGTCAAAGATAACGTGTCCGTTCGATCGGTTCTGGACGATCGTATACGTTGTTCCGCGTGTGTTGAATCCCTGTCGCAGCGTCTTGCGCTTTGCTCGGGTTCCATTCACATTGACTGGAGCATAGAGACGAAGTGTCTGCGCGTTTGTAATCAGACTACTTGCAATGGTGATCGTGGAGGACGTAGCGGAGAACGAGGAGAAGTCCTTTCGGTCAATAACGCGAGCGTCACCTGCTCCCACTTCCTCAAGCACAAGAACAACATTTTCTGATGTAATCCCTTCAACGAACTCTGTGTAGTTTGCTGTTCCAAGTCGGAACTGGTCAGCATCGAACGATACCGTATCACCAGACGAAGTAGAGGTAGCACATAATCGTGCCATATGATGCAACGATCCACCCGTAACTGCTTCCGCAATCGAGTTAGCAACGCGCGATCCTCCTGTGGCAATCGGGAAGAGCAGCCCGACTTGATCGCCACCTCGGATTGGATGCGTGTTCGCGTATCCATCTGCGGAGTTCATCATATTAGCGTTTGCTGTAGAGACACGCGCTGGATTATACACACCACCACCGATCGCAACATCGTGACCGACGATAGGAGAAGGAACAACACAACCGTTTCCTGTCATTGAAGCAACAGGCTCAAGCACCAAAGAGTAGCTTTCAGCCTCGCCAGGGAATCCAACACCTGTATCTGTGCCGTCTGTAGCATCTGCGTAAGTTGTGTTAGATGGTGGCTGATTGAATGGTTGATTGAGAGTTAGTGTGCCGCCGGCGTCACTTGCGATGACAACGCGAGTCTGATTAGCATAATCTGTCTGGCTATCGAGTTCCGATCCAGTGATCGAAATGCGCGCACCAACGTAAGCATTGACTGTTGTGTTGCGTCCTGTCAGCGAGATGTGAACTGTCTTACCACCGTCAGTCGAAACATCATCAAAGTTGCCAGAGAGTGCGTTCGATGTTCGGAAGTCCTGAATATACATCGTATGAACATTAGCTGCTGCTGCGTTCCCGAAACGTCCTGCTGTCTTGAGATCACGAAGCCGAAATGATCCAATTCGAGTTGAGTTGTATTCAGACTCAGAATTAACATTTACATTTTCTTTTGAAACAGAGTGAATGTCCCAAACAGGAAGTTTCCCTGCATCAAGAACACCCTCACCAAGATGATCAGATACTTCCAAATCACGAACAGTAATAAATGATCCAATCGGTGTTGGTGTGATAAGATTTTCTTTGATCGCTGTTCCACGAGCTTTGTTGATAATTCTGCTCCATGTTCCATTGAGTGCAAACTCTTGTCCGTTAACATATGCTCGCGACGCATCACGGCCGTGTGCTGGAGTGAGTGTAACTCGGAGTTGATCGCTCGAAGGTACAGTTTCTTCAACACGACAGATAAATGGATCAACAATGAAGTTTCCTTCTGCGTCATGTGTTCGCCGAGCCATTGCCTTTCCGACTTCAGAATACACCTTATTTGTCTCACCACTAGCCCCGAGGCTGAAAATGCGAATTCCGTTCTCTATTACCATTAGCTCAACATAGTCTGTAGCAGTATCAGGATCAATGGTAACGCCATCTGACCCAGGTTTAACTTGAAGATTAAGCGTGATCTGAAGACGATGGGCTCCCGGTGCGGTCGGCTGATAAATGCCACCAGCATTGTCATTTAGCGAACTATCATCCGATTCCGTAACAAACTTCTCTACAACTTTGAGTCCAACGCTATATGTTGCAGTCTTATTATACTTGGAAATAACAATACGCTGAGAGGGAGTGTGAACAAAATGGGTTCCTGTTGAACTCTTAATATAAAACACACCATCGGTAAGTGTGACGATCATAGAATCACCAACAGCAGCATCAGCGCCAGATTGTGAGTCGTATTTGATAACTGCATTATCGAAGGCGGTGGTGAAGTCAGCATCAACAACAGATTTGATTGTATCTCCGACTTGGAACTCGTCCTCGCTTTCATATGTAACTATAAGTGTGTTTGGTGTCGATCCATCGCGAGAGAGTGCATAAGTGACAACAGCCACGGGAGATCGACCGTCCGACGTAATCACATTGTCGTCTGCATCGCGAGCCAACTCAACATTGTCATCAAGCACGATTCGCGCACCAGAAAGTGTTGTGGTATTATACAGTCCTGTGACATCAATCGCAGGGTTAACAGCATCATCTCCTTCATAATCCGCCAACTGAATATATTTAACATTACTATGTGCTGCCTTACCACCAAGTACCGCGGCTCCATGTCGGAAGACATGATCCCCAAATCTTTCGATCTGATTCTGCAATATTGTTTGCAGTTGCGTAAGTTCGCGAGCCTGAACGGGCCTACCGGGATTGAACAGGATACGATGAAAGTTCTTCGTTGTATCAAAGTCGTCGTAGTATGGAGCTGTATTTGCATTTAGCGGCATTTTAATTTCCTCAGAACTCGATTACGATTGTTGCTGTTTCGCGCTGATCGGGAGATCGCAAGATTGGCGTTCTATTTTCGACATAAAGAACTTCTCCTGTTCCTGATTGCAACTCTCCTACCTGAACAACATCAAAAATTGTTCCGGGGATTGTTACATCATCATTTACCCATCCATCACTATGCCCATTTGCTACGATCCAGTTATTAGTGCTTGGTACATATCCAGTGTATGTTTGTGTGAGTCGCAATGCTTCATCTGGAAGAAATCCACCACCTGAGCTATTCGCTACAACATTTGTAATATTTAGAATGCCATTTCCAAAACTATTAAACTCAACAACTCGTGCCTTTGCTCCACTATTCACACCCTCAATTTGATCATCAGGCAGTGGGCCCACTTGAGAATGCCATTCGTCAAATTTCTGCATAGCTCTACCATCCGAATGATCCAAGGATGTTGTATTACACACAATGTAAGTAGACATATGAACTGATTCAGTATTAGCAAACCAATTAGAACCTGATGTAGCAGGAGTTAAAACATCTTGACTATAACCATTTGACAATAAAGCATTTCTAATCAATGAAATGACGCGATAATCATTTGATACTGGATAGTTATTACCTGTTCCAGCTCCATTGACAGTTTTATTGATTAGAATGTTGAACCCATTCAACTCTTCTGCTGGATCACGTCCATGCCCGCCTGGAGGAGGAATAATTGCACGAACCGTTGCTCCCGACCCTGTTGTTTTATTTTGTGGATCAATCTGCACAGTAGCATAGGTATAGCTATTTCCTGTATTTGCGTTTAATGTTTTGACCTGTCTGATGCTTCCTGTATCGGTGCAAATTGCGTATGCGTTTGCACCCACTCCATCACCAGTCACCCAAACTGTCGGGCCAATACTATATGTGTCCGGGGAATCGGGGAAGAAGTCCATATCCGTATCTACAACAACGACTCGATTTGTCTGTGTGTAGTCAGTAATAACACCTGATGTCACATTACCCGTTGTTGCGTGAGTGACAGTAATGGTAGCTCCAATGAGGGAGTCATCTGCATAGCTGTCGAGAATAGTATCAGATGAAAGCTCGAACTGTGTCTTGCTGACGCGAGTTGCGATCGTTTTTACAGTAAACGGGCCACTATGCTTGTTAAAACCAGCGCCACCACTCGAAACAATATACGACTCAATAGATCCTGTGTTTGCTTGTTCCTGAACCTTTTTTTGATCCTCATAACCAACCGGAACGCTTGCTGTTGGATGGAGATTGACTGTTAATATTGGAGCGAAATTAGTGGTTAAAAACTTTTGAGCGGACACAGGAGTTTCTGCCATAAATTTCCATCGGTATCCATCAGAAAGAACAAAACTAGACGAAATGAGCCCAGAAGTAGGCTTTGTTGGGCGAACAGTAGACGCTGCTCCGTTGTTGTTATCTAAGCATTTGAAAATGTTTCCGGTATTTGGCTCATAGACGTAAAACCGAGCTGTACCCCCATTAATTGTTGGATCTTGATCGTCATACTGAGTATATACGGTTCCTGAAGTCCAGTCATATCGACGAATGCCCAAAGACATATCAGTTGTGGTGATGCGTCCCGCAGCAAGTCCATCACGGAAAACATTAAATCCTGTTGCCACATCATCATCTGGATCTGGTGGATTTGTGTCATCAGATCCAAAATTAGTTTCGTCCCAAGGAATAGGCTTACCTATAGCAAGATAAACATAATTGGTTCCATCATATGCAGACGGTCCGCCTTGACTATCTCCAAGTAAATTGGTAAGAAAGGTCTTAGCGTTTCGGACACGGAAACTTTTAGTTATGATTGCTGGCACGGCTATTCTCCATCTATCTGTTATTTATGCGAAACTTGCCAAGTTCTGACTATTTAGTCCTTATAATCTGAATCTTTCTTCTTGCGAATCCTAATCTTCGCATTTGCCCAAGTCTTGAATCCTGTCGGCGCTCCAGCACCCGGAAGTCCCAGAGTCGGGAGAGTCGTTTCGAATCGGTTTGGATTGTATCCTTCTTCGATCAACACTTGAGCAAACTGTCCTGTATCTGTGAGGTCATACGACCCATCACTATTCGGTCGAATGGAAGCTACTAACGCTTTTCCATCATTCATTTCCATCAAGACAAATACCAACTCTCCAGTATCCGGTTCAACGTCCCAATCGGCAATAGTTAGATTTTCATATGTAGCATGGACATCGGTTGTTGGAATCTCTGCTTGATACTCCTGTGGAGAATATGCTGTCGAGATTACATTTGTGCTGGTATCGAACATATAGACGTTTGCTCGTCCTCGCAGGAACAGTCGTCCGCGCGAGTCTACCTTGATCTTTCCATATGTCGATTCCATCTGATAAGGATACGTTGTTGGGTCTGTGTGAACACCCGGATACCACCCAAGCGGAGGAACTGTCGCACCATTTGTAAAGTTGGTGTTCCAGTAATCATATGTATCGGGGATGAGCTGAGTGATAGTTGTATCACCGATCTCATATGAATATCCCTTCGGCTCAATCTTGAAAATCGTATTCGATGTTGCATAATACAGATTAGGTGGATCATTATGATCGAGCGCCATTCCAGAACACCCTTGGAAGATGTCTGTCGTGTGCGCGGTGTTTGCATACACTGGATACACATTCAACGAGACATACGCACCTGTCGATACATTTTGTGTTGGAACAACATGATAACAGTAGATCGTGTTGTCCCCGAACTCTATGTTGTAGTTGTTGCACGCAACGAAGTACGATCCCTTCGGCCCTTCAATGATTCCATGAGGTGCCCATGTCCCCAGAGCAACAGCATTTGAGTCAAGGGTTGTTGAATTAGCAAGCTCAAATTCTTGAACACCCGCGATAGCTGATCTATCTGGACCTACGCGAACCGTTCCCATTCCTTCATTATAAGGAACATCAAACACAATAGATTCAAGATCGAGGATCAACGGAAGCTGCTCTGAATCTGTTCCGTCACGAGATTTGCCAGGTGCAGGTTTGATCATCACCATGTTGTGCGACTCGCGACCCACCATCTGAAGGTGTCCGCGCTCACTAACGATCATATCCACACCAGAATAATGAGTCAACTCAGTAAAGTGTCCAGATGGATTACCCGCAGTGACCGATCGCGGACCGTTTCCGAGTATTTCTGCTCCCGTTCCAGATGTGTTCCCATAGAACGCAATCTCCGTGTTATAGGAGTTTCCTGTTCCGTAGAATGAGTGTCCTGTATTTCCACCAATCACGCCTGTTGCTGCTACATTTGCGGTAGGTTGATAATGGAAGATGAAGTAAGGTCTGGCATTGGTTGACCCGTCATAGATACGATCAACTGGATAGTTGAAGTTGCTCGTCCCTGGCCAAGCAGTTTGATCTTCCGAATACGAATGCCCAACGAACAGTGTATCATTTCGGTCGATTTCCAATCCCATCATATCCCAGTTCTGGATAGATGATGACAGATCGGTGCCAATGATGTAGTTATCAACTTCAGTGTTTGCTTGGAGAATATCAGTAACGATCCAGTCTGTTGTATTTGCTGTGTTCGCAGAGATACGAAGAATGTGACACTGATCATCTGTCGGTACGTTGATTTGGGACGCGCCCGAGGAATGGAGCCCCGAGCGTGTCTTGGACATATAGATCACGGTTGAGTTGTTGCCTGCTGTATTGGCATAGTTTATTGTTGAATCTTCAGGTACACTTGCAGTAAGAGAAAACTCTCCGATTACACGAGTGGAATAGTCCCACGAGCTGTTGACATAGAGTGTGTTTGGATTTCCACCAACACCTGCTCCATCACTCTCTTGCGTTCGTTCGCCGAGGAGTTCTGTTAACTGATTAGTTCTTCCAATAGGCCATATATGATTTCCGCGAGGATACTTGGTTCCATCGTCTACCTGAATCCAGTCGATCTCATACTTCTCCACCGACTCTGTTGGATTAGCAGACAAGGTAAATCCGAGCCATCCAATATTGTAGTTCCTGTTGTCGGCGGCTCCACTAAAATGATCACGAAACACAGGTCGTGTTGTTCCAATATTTAATGGATTTGGGACCGTTCCTGCTCCAATCTGGTGCATATCCCACTCAAGGATATGCCACGGGGACTTGGTGTTAGGATCAGATCCAGCAGGAATGATCATCGTCGAAGGTTGCGATATTGTGTTCGCACCGATGCACGCTTCTCCCAGTTTCGGTTGATTCCACGAAAGTCCACCAGGTTGTCGATAACGGCTGTTAGGATCAGTAGGTCTTGACGCATATTGAGTAGACTCTGCTTGACAAGCACCAAGCCAATCATTGTCATCATATCCACCCGGACCAATACGACGCACCTTCATACGAACATAGCGGTATCTACTCGCATCAATGTCGAGCGGAAGACCCTGCGTGTTCTGCCAGAAGATGCCATCGTTCGAGTCTTCGCTTGCACGGGCGTGCCCATCGAGCGCACGGACATTGCGGCCTCCCTTCATAATGAACGTAATTGACTCGACGTAATAGATGTTTGGTGTGGGTGTTGCTCCGGCGTTGCGATCAAAGTCAAATCGAATGTCACCGATATTCTTTACATCTTCCCAAGTTGTGCTGACATCCCAATCAACATCATGCCAATCGCTTCCCCATGTAGGTTGCGTTGTGTTTAACGAATCGGGAGCCCCAAAAGGATAGTCATTCGGCAGAACATAACCGTCTAAGGCGCCCTCAGGGCGATTGTCTGCTCCATCATAACCAAGTCCCCAATACATCGTGCCAGACCAAGCAGCATCGTCCGGTGATGTGTCTGATGTTCTCTTCATTCGCACACGAACCGTCTTAACATCCTTTCCTCTGATATTTGTACCAAAGCTATCTGGGGTGCTGCCTGTATCGAAGTTTGGATAGTTTACTGCGGCCGCAGGATTATGCTTGAGAACCATATATCCATCACTACCTGGATCTGACGTTTCCCATGACAAAAATCCAGAACGTGCGGTCCAGCGCGTCTGAGGCGATAGATATGGCAACGAACCGAACTCAAGCTGTGTTACATCCGTTCCCTCAACATAATTAGCGGGATAGGTGGAAGAATAGGTGGGAGAGTCGATAAAGCTATAGGAAATATCCTGCTTTGCACGACTAGCATCATATGACTCCTCGTAAGCAGACACGAGACGCGAGTGCGCTCCAGTCACTTCCCAGATCAATGATGTCTTTGTTGGGCGTGTTGCTGTGTTTGACGTTGCAAACGTAGGATCAGGGAGAAGATCATAGCTGTAGTGCTGTTTAGCATACGGCATATCATTAGGTGACTGATCCCATGCGATCCACGCAGGTCCGTCGTTTGTTCCATACCGATACGAATCTTTATGAACAAACTGAATCTTCTTGATCTCAAACAAACTATCCGATCGCTGACCATCTTGACCGTCATTGAAGTGATGGTAACCAAACCCAGCTTCGAAACTCTCATATGGCCACAATCTTTCAAAATGGAACGAAAGAGAAGTAATAATATTCGATGACCATGAAGATATTCGACTCATATCCCATGTCACCCACTCAAAATCATTACCCCACTGTGGTTCTTCAACATCCAGTGAACCTTGATTATACGGATTATTATTAACCGCGTATTCTCCTTTAGCGCCGAAATATAGGGTACCCGACCAATATCCATTTCGCCCAGATAATTTTCGCATCAAAACACGAACATAGGGATAATCTGCTCCGTTGATGTTAAATGATTCTGATATAAACGCCCGCTCCTCGTCCGAATAAAATATCAACCATGGCGAGGCAGCAGGAGTATCAATGGTGCTTATGATAACACCATCTGAGCTGGGCGTTCCTGCTCCAGCATAATTTCTCCATCGGTGTCTTAGAATAGCAGGATCTTGATTGATACTTTGATCCAAGTAAATGTGGGCAGAAGTTGTAGTGCATCCTGCGAAATCAAGAGTAATATCATTGGAAGAGGGTGAGCTGTTGTATCCGAGAATATCAAATTCACCGTGTGCAAGATCCAGATCAAACGGAAGCTGCGATGTATGATTATAGAGTCCGAAGTCAGACTTTATTGCAACATCGCCTTTTAATGATCGGCTATCCCATTTTGTGATTGAAACATTATCCTCGGAAACAACATTCTCTTCAGTATCACCAATAAGTGCTTCCTCTGCTCCACTATAGAAAATAACGAACAGTTTCAAAAGAGAATCAACAAACGCTTCGACCTCTGGTGTTATACTTACTTTGCTCGTAAGGTTCACTTCACCGAAAAGTTTTTTACCAGAAGTGTGTGTCATTCTCTCAACAAGGTCTTTATACCGATTAATTGATAAACCACTACGAATAACATACGAATATGTTTGATAGAAATTATTGTCGCTAAGATACTGAGGAGTCCATGAGTTAGTTGATGATGTTGATAATTTTCCAGCATCACCAATAGATCGTGAAGGCCATTCAAACTCACCCGCAATAGACGCAGATAGGATGGCTTCGCGCTGCGCTTCTATTTTGATATACTCAATGTCCGTAGAAAGGCCGGCTCCCCAATCTGTCCATCGAAGAACTGGTCTATAATATGTTGCATTGGATGTTGCAAGAGATGAATCACCATAGAGCTTGGCTGGATTTTCCCAAGTGTATGTTCCCTCACCGCTTCCTTCTGCTGCCCATCCAGACTGTGATGTGTTGCCACCAAAAACAGCATTCTTTATTACCCACGAGGTTCCGAGTCCTGTTCCTGATTGAACGATAGGCTGAACATAATCCCAGTCGTCGTTATTACTATATCCAACGAGGGTTGTTCCATTATTAGAAATAGTTGCGAGTCCAAACTGAACATTCGCTGTGTCTGCTCCATTGTTTTTTGCCTTAACGGACATCTTATAGTGTGCTGTGGGATCGAAGACAAAAGACTCATCAAATACCAACTGGAAGCCTGTTGTTGCATCATCACAACCAACGCGAACGTGATAAGCATCTTCTGTCTCATCGTAACGCACTTCGGTTGCTGTATTGCCAGAAACAAGTGGATTGACTATTGCCCAGTCGCCAAGCAAGGTTTTATTGAACCGGCCGCCCGGATTCTTGAACAGCAGAGCAATATCCTGCTCGTCCAGAGCTTTGTTGTAATAGCGAACTTCAGCATATCTACCATGAGCAGATGAAGCAGGATTTTGCTCTACGCTATTGCTATCACCGTTAGCAGAAGCGGAAGCTGCTCCCATAACAACAGCACGCCCTTCTGTATCTCCATTTAATACGGGCCATCCTTCCGACCCAGAATAGAGAGCAGTTGAAAATACTGTGTTTGAGTCAACAGAGGCATCAATGCTAAATCCGTTGGAAGAATGAAACCCATCTACCGTGTTAAAGAAATATAAGTTGCCGACATGATTAGTGTAATCAATCGACAATGCGATCATATTCCATGTCTGCGCGCGAAGTGACCCGCCGCCAGCGTTCAGCGTTCCTGATATGTGCCCTGGATACAATCCAGAAGTATTCGCGATCTGCCCGTTCGCAGCGTTTCCGTTGTCCCAAGTTGCTCCTTGGAAGCGGAAGATCACATCGTGATAATCACTTGACGATGTTGATGTCGCGTTAGCCTGAAGTGCCCAATACGCACCACCATCGCGACTCAGAATATTTGGAGCATTGTTCGCATCAAACTGAGCAGCCGTTGAAGCATACTGAGCCCAAGCTGTGTCGTTATTATATGTTCCACCGAAGTATCCGATTTCACCATATGGATAATACCACATCACCCACGTTTGAGTATTCGCGTTTCGCAGATCGTCATGTGAGCGAAGAACAACACCACCAAGACTCTTCTGATCGTCAACTCCGTTGGGGCCATTCACCCAAGAGTTCGCGGTCGTTACTGTTGCTACATCAGGTAACTGATAGATTCCATTAGCCGAAAACGCACCCTTACTGAACACATTTGCTCGTCCGGTAAATCCTGCGGCCGGAGCCAAAACATCAGTAGTTTGTACCCACGCATGATTCTGATTACCAGAACTATCTAAAACAATAGGTTTGAAACCTGTTATTCCTGCTGTATTGTAAGTGTTGGTCACCCACTGTTGCATGTATATGTTAAATGTATTACTTGTTACTGTGTTTGTAGACAGAGCGTTCTGAGAAGGCTGATTGATGTTTAATACGTTTAGATTACCATAACCAAACGCAGGATCTCGCGGATTTGATGTGAATACCGAATCCCCAACTCTCGGGCCCCAATATCCTTGATTAGTTAGATTAGCAACAGGATCATTACCGTCTCTGAATGTTCCATCTTTGGTGTTGATTGTAATCGCCTTTGGGGTTATATTATATGAACTAAATTTCCAATAAGCCTCAAGACCTTTTTCTTTACCAGGGATAGTAATAAAATTACTAAAGCTGTTTGCATCAGTACCAGCAGGATTTCTCACCGTTGCATTGTTTATGTCATATAAACTAAATCCAACTGCACCAGTATTGGCTTGCCCTGCTCGATTGTCAGATTCGGCAAAAAAAGTATTAGCTGTATCTGCTGCGTTGAGTTTGTAATCAAGAATTGTCTCAAGTTTTCCTTGATTAAATCGTAAAGATCCAGATTCTCCGCCATGAGGGGTTCTAATTGTAATCGTTGGTACTGAAGTAAATCCTACACCCGGATCGTTAATTCGAATTCTCTTAATTGCACCAGTTACATCATCAACTTCAGACACCTCTGCGAGCAATCCACGCCCATCGCCTTGAACCTCAATTCGATCACCGACGGCATAATTTGATCCACCATCAATGACATTAATGTCTGTGACCGTGCCATAATTCGTACACTCAATAGCGATTGGTTGATTTGTAGTGAAGTCTGTATATGCTACGCGAAGAAGTTCACCTGCGATAAAGGTTCCATTTTTATCACTGATGTCAATTTCTGTGAACGCAGATCCAGCATAAAGAATTCTCTGTGCGCGTTCAATAATTGCAGTCGCACCAGAAATTTGCCCTGTAATAAGTTGCCCAATAATATCAGTCTCATCGCGGGACGCACCATTCACATCGCTATCTCGATCTGGAGGGCTGATACGAAGAACAACTCTCTCTTCAAATTCACCAACACTCGGCCGTAGCATTATGTCTTTGGGTAGAAATATATCAATATCTTCCCCAAAAACGAGTCGAAAGAGAAGTCGAAATGAGTGTTCTGTTCCTTTAGATTGATAAAAATCTCTTAGGTTCTTCAGCGCGGTTCGCGTATCAACACCTTTCGTAAAATTAACAGGCAACCCGGATGCAATTTCACGTTTGATAAACTTCAAATATTGAGTTGTCATTTGATCCAAATCGCGAATATTACTAATGTCATATGCAGCTTGAATCGTCCCAGTAGGAGATTGTGTTACATTAACAGCCGGCCACCACTTTGCACCAGATGTCTTGCCGATAATTTCACGGTTTCGTAAGAATCGTCCGAGAGAGCCACCGATTGTTGTCACTGTAACTATTGCTTTTGTTGACGTTGCGACTGATGCGAATACTGTAGCTGATGCGGTTACGTCTGTTGGATCATTATCATTTGCATATTGCTCAATAATCTCACCAACCTGAAATGCAGATTTTCCATACGGATTGTATGCAGTGTATACTATCTTATTTGGATTATCTACGAGAAGTGGAATATCAACAGGAGGAGTTACCTGCTCCAAAAATTCATAATAAGACTTCACAAATTCAACAAAATTATGATGATCTTCTCTAATGAACTCTGGAATCTGCCCTTCAACAACGGTAGATATTTTATTATTTGCGAATGACATTTACAAACTCTCTTGTTGCATAACAACTGTTACGTCGTCACTAATAATAGATAAAATACTTCCTCTTCCAACGAATATATCATTCTTAACTGGGGTTGCAATAATCGACATAATTCCACCAGATCCGACGCTTGTGGGACGAAATGCGTTCAAGTATATAGTACCTTCTGTATAATCAACAGTTCCTATACCTTCAGCAACATTTGTTGTACCACTCACAACATTAACAATTCCATTTTTATCTACTAGCGCACAATTAATTATTCCATTGTATGTAAACGAAGTGCTAGTAATAGATCCGATCTCGATAGAATTTTCAAAACCAATTTCATAATTAGAATCAACATTAATTGTTGGAGCCACTTCTTTTCGCATCTGAATTGTTGTAAGATTGCCAACTATTCCATTGTCATAATCATCAATCAACGTAACAAAGGGAGAATATCTAAATGGCTCATCAAACTTTTCCAGATTGTTGTCACCGAAGTCAAGAATTGTTTTTCTGATTCCATCTCTTAATGTATATTCTGTAAGTCCAGTTAATCGAGAGTTCCACGTCACATTAGAAACAACGCGAAGATATGTATATTCAGGATCAACAATTATAGGAGTAATACCAAAAACACTTCTAGGCTTCAGGATGTCATTAACGATTCGATTCTTTTCTGTCGTACTGAGAAAGTATCCTTCAGTTGGCTTGATCGCAACATACACATTTCCATAGATAGGCACGCTTGCTTCTTCGCCTCCCCAGACGGACACTGTTTCCACCTGTGGATATTCTGTTCGAATAGCAGTAACATAATCCTGCTTTGTGACTGCTCGGTTCTGTGACTCATAATTCAAGGGAGCAAGAAATCGAATAGACTCAATAGATTCGCGATCCGCTCCACCACCAGCGTTAATCACGGTAGATACTGTTGGTGTATATGTTGTTGTCGATCCACCCGTTCCGTAGAATGGCGAGCGAATGGGATCAGACCTGAAGATTGTCGCACCATTACCAGCTTCTGGCTCAGGAACAACATAAGTGATGTCTATAATAGACCCGTCAGCCGGCTTCTTTCCTACAATTCCATCTCCGAAGTATATTTCAAATCGCTGATCTGATCCCTCACTAATAAAGAATACAGTAGAATTTTCATCCAGATTTGCGTAATTTTCATTTTTTGTAAAAACTTCTGTGGCAGAAGATGTTACAGAATCGGTAACCAAAACACTAATGGTATCTGTGTCTACTCCTGTATTTGGAATAATAAATTGTTGATCTATCTGTGAGTTGAAAATGTATTGAGAAGTGGAAAACACACCTTGTGTAATTTTCACATCCGAAGCAACATAAGGTACAACACCATCAGAAATATTATCACTGACCCAGTATCCTCCATCTGAATTTGCGACCGGACGAGCTACAACAGATTCCGTTGTAACAAAAGCGTATGTTTTATCGGAAAGCTCTGTAGTAAACACAGATCCTTTCGGAAGTGTGACTTCTGTTCCGAGTCTTGATTCTGGTGTGGCCTGTCCATTAGACAACGCGCCTAAATCATTTGGATTAAACACCAAATCAACATAAGCTGTTGCTCCCGTTACCGAGCGTGGAGTGTATCCAATTCCCTTAGCGAGAGATACCAATGCTTCTCTTGTGGAAGCGGTATCCAAAAACGACTCATTGGCAATCATGTTTAGATAAAATGCTTGATAGTGTGTATTGTATGCAAGGATGTCCAAAAGAACAGAAAGACCAGAAGACTCAAAATCATAGTCAGAAAATTCTGCCTGATTGTTTAGAAATCTTTTTAGACTGTCTTTGATTCGATCGAAATCAAGTTCTGTAACATTTAGTCTTTCTGTATTGGCCATTATCTTAATCTCTCTAATAACAACTCTGTGGATTGCGGAGTTGCGTTATTTGCAATATAATATGTAATCGTTACTCCATATGCGTTCATATCAGGTTTCGATTCAACTATAATTGAAACCACTCTTACTCTTGGTTCATAGTTGTTGATAACATTCAAAATTTCTTGGCGTAAAGAGAGTTCCGTCTGAGGACCAAAATTTTCAAACAACATGGATTTAAGTTTGCTTCCTATCTCTGGATGAAATGGTCGCTCATAATGTTGCGTTAGAAGTATATTTCGTAAGGCTCTACGAATCGCCGCTTCGTCCTTGAGTGTAATCAGGTTCTTGGAGTTTGGATGAACATTGAAGTTCAAATCCAAATCCCGAAAAACTGAATTCTTTAGAGGTGTGTTGCGTGCCAAGAAATCTACTCCTGATGTTTGATCTATTTATGCCTGATTTATGCTACTGGAATACCAGACCAGTACGGTGAAGTTGAATCGTGAGGCCCGTGCTTGTGTGTTGCTAATGTTCTTTTGCTGGCCTGGATGCTATTGTATGCTATAACATCACCTACCGACGAAGAAATTTGTCCAAGAGCAGTTATCGTTCCTGTCGTACTCATAGATGCTCCAGTATGAACTATATTTCCGCCACTAACAGTTAACTGAAATCCATTTACGGCGACTGTTCCCCCAGAGAAAGTCGTGGCACCAACAGTTGTAAATGCTGTAGCACCAGTACCAGAGAAAGTATATCCACCCGTTGTGTTGAGCGCGTGAAGACCAGTGGTATTACTAATATAAGCACCATTGTAGTTGTCGGTTGCGAGCCCCGTAACATTCTGCGTCTTCGCAAGATTGAACGTCTGTGTCTCTAGCCCGTTAATCGTGGTTGTCCGCGCTCCATCCACGGTTTCCCAAGCTACACCAGCAGTATAGTTGGAGCGCACACCACCAACGGAATCAATGCGGGTTCCTCGTGTCTGCTCATAGCGAACCCCATCGACCTGATCCATTTCATCCCCTCGAACAGTTCGCGCGAAGGAGATTGGAGTGATTCCTGTTCCATAGATTTGAGACACGTTTCCGCGTGTGGTAAAGATATGATCCCCTTCCACCTGAACCTTATACGATCCACCCTCATTACCCTTTCCGATACCAGCACGAAGAGGATCAATCGAACGCCCAACCATCAAGGTATGATCAGCATGATAGTCATTTACCACATCATCAGCCACGCGCTCTGTCTTCTTTCCCTTGACGAGAAGATTGTAATCACCATCTACCTGATGCGTGAAGTTACCCTTGGTGTAGAAGTTACAGTCACCCTCAATGGTAACGATCGCTGATCCCTGAATGTTGACATTCTCGTTACCCACAATGACTGTGAAGTCGTCTCGAACGATCTTTGTTACTCGCGATCCATCGGGACCAATCTCGTAATATGTTCCCATGCGGTGCGCTTCTTTGATGCGCTCCGCTCCCGGTGTATCGTCTGCTTCAAATAGATGCCCAGACTCCGTGTTGCGAACGTGATTGTATGGATACCGAGCATTGAATGGATTTTCTGTTTGAGTGACGGTTGGATTCTTACCACCAGTCCATGTGTCATCTTCATGCGACGGGAATCCTGATTTTTCAAAGGTAGCCACAGATATATCGAATGTCGTGCGCTGATCGTGAACCTCTGTTAGTGTATCTGCTTTCTGTCCGCGAGCTTGTCGAGGAACGGTGGATTCCAGAACACTCGGCCATCCTTGAGCAGCACGAGACTGAGGGTAATCTTCATGTACCGCTTCTCCGGTGCCATTCATATTTGACTTAATGCGACGCGGAGCATAGTTGACATAGTTGTTCGCATTGCGCTGTCGGTCGTCGATGAATCCTTCAGTCGTACCAGTACGAGCAACCGGACCAACGAAATCTTTCGGCTGTCCGTCATCATCCAAGAACAAAGCAGGAAGACGCGAATGAGGCAGCATCTTCCTCTTGGAAATCCAAATCATTTTAGTTAGAATATCACTCATTACTGCCCCGTAATAATCACACGACCATTTTCAACCTGGTCAAGTCCAGTTTCAGTAAACAGCCTATTAAGCTCTGCGAATGGATCGTCGCTCTGAAGAGCTGCCTTCTCCGCTTCAAGATCGGTCTTTTCATCCTTGAACGCCTTGAGCCGTGCCCTAGCAGTCTCTTTGGCTTGCCCAGATGTTTCATCTCCTTGATTGTATACTTGCTGTTGATCAGCAATCAACTCATTCAACACTTCGAGTCGCGCATCAACCTCCACGATTCGTTGTTCATTCTCGGCATTTGTTGTTACCGAGTTCTTATCAACGGGTGCTGGAGCGGGTTCTGTGTTTTCTTCAACGAACACAAACTTGGGTGGGAGCCATCGAATGTCCCCGTGCTTTGGCTTGAGGATTTTGCGTACCTCTTCAAGTGGTTCACATGGAACAGAAGAAACACCACCGCCAGTGATGTCAACCTTCTCTACTGATATGCCTGTTGTTGGATCGTCGAATGTCCCAATCCACACATTGTATGCGTATTCATTTGGATTTCTGGGATCAAGGAATATGTGTGGGTATTGTTGAGCAGAGCCATTTGTCTGATACATTTCCTGAAGCATTTGAAGCGTAGTGGTTTGCGCTTGTGTCAATCTTCCTGGTAATTCCCTTGTTGTAGATGATGAGGGAAGATTCTGATTCAGTCGAGCCTGAGCAATGATCCTCTCCTCATCATTAGTGAGCGTTGACGTGCTAGATCCAGCAACAAAAGACATCAACGCTGCTTCTTCCTCTGGTGTTGCTTCCTGATATAGAGTGCCAGCATTTTCCTGTGTCGCTGAAGCTCCCGCTGCTGGATTAGTTGGTGATGGGGTGCTGGCTTGAATTTTAGCCTCTTCTGTTCTACCACCAGCCTCCGACCCGGCAGCATCACCATAGAGACAATCAATCGCTTTTTTGAAGCCTGGGAAGTTAACAGCAAGCTGATTCTTGACAGTATCATCAAGCTGTGTTACATCTCCCCTGAAATCGGTATATCCCTGCTCGATTGCTTCTGTTGTTCGTGTTATGGTGTTTGCTGTTTCATACCAAGCATCCCACGCCGCGGCCGCGATCCTCGATTTCTCTTCTCTGATCTCTTTAGCTACACGCTCGACTGTTTGTGAAACCTTTTGACTAGCAGTTGCCAAAAGAGATTTGGATTCATTCTCTGCGGCTTCTGGATCGGGAATCTCGGTGAGTCTAGCCTTCAATGAAAGCGCAGGATCAATCAAAGCACCAGCGGCTTCGATAATATCCAAGACTTCCTGAAGTTGAGGGAAGTCGGAAAGGATAAGTTCAGCAATATTAGGGCAAACTGGTTCTGTAGAATTAGCAGCTTTCGCCTGTCCGTCCGTAATAGCAGGCTGCTTCACTTCACTAGCGTTTTCTGGATGTTGACTCATGGCCGATACGCTCCTGTGTCAATAGTTCCAAATATCACTCGATCCTGCGCGTCTTCTCCATCACGGAAAAATCCAATCACCCACGTTCCCTCTTTGGGTGCATGAACCTGTCCTCTATCGCTATTCAAGGGTAGAACTGGATATGCCCATGGCAAGTGTTCTGTTGGGACTTCATCACGATTCTCGGAGTCAAATCCGAAAGCACGGACTCGACATCGACCGAGCCCGAGCGGGTCCATGCGATCTTCTATGACCCCCTCGAACCAGATAAATCCATTTAGCCCCATTCCCTTTTTCATACTATCGTCCCTTGATGTCCTTGATCACTTCTTTTGGAGCATTTGCCATTACCCACTTATGGATCTGACTATCAACATATGTGTTCTTCTCGAATTTTCTACCCTCGCGCTTTACGTCGATGCTCGTAAAACTCTTGACGAGCTTGACAGGCTCTCCTTTATTCTTTCCCCACTTCGGCACTCGCTCTGAATTGTCGAAGAACACCGTCTCTTCATTGTTGTTCAATATAACAGTGATGCGCCCGTTAAGCCCTCGCGGAACATTGCCTCTGACAATATCCATCATCGTAGTAGCAGCTCCCGTATGTGTCTGTTTAAGAATGTATTCAGGAACTCTCCGAGGTCGTGTTTTATTGCGATCAATCGCAACGGTAAAGTTTGTGAGAATCCAGACGAGATGAATATTTTCTGGTTTGTATCCAAGAGATAGTAGCATTGGAATGTTTCTGGAAACCTGATTGAGATTTTTCATGGTGATGTCAAATACGATATTCGGAAGGCGATCTGCGTTCTTTGCCCCGGCAAGAAGCAGATCCAACGTCTTCTCCTTCCATCCAAGCTGATCGACCATATCGTGAAGGCGGAACACATCCTCTTCGTTCTTTAGGTTCAGTTCCGAAGCGCGAACACCAAACTTAGCCTTGGTGTCGATACCCTTTTGCTTATATCTGTCATCCGTTTCCGCAGCAATCGCATCTAGCTTCATTAGAGCCTTTTTCCACTCGTCTACGTCACGCACCTTGAACTTCTCAGGTTGCATGAAGTTCTCCAGAGCGAATCCCTTACCAGAAGCAGCACCACCAGCAAGAAACACCACCTGACCATAATTCTGCCCCTGCTGAAACATAATAACTTTCTCATCTAACTGTTGGTGTTCGTCGAAACGTAACATGATAGTCTCCTTAGGTCGGAATTGTTGTTTTATCAAAAATTGTTTTTGTTGGTAATTTTTCAAACATAGAATCTTTTATAACCCTCATGTGCGTAGTAAATCGTACAGATCCAGCAGGATTGCGCGTAATCTCTTGTCGAAGAGAGTGTATTAGGTAACGACCTGATAAATATTTATCATGTTGTCCGCGATACTCATCATAATTGTTGAGGCCGCGAGACGGAATGTCAAGATGGATAACCTCTCCAATCGTTCTTTCTGAATCCCCAGGCACAGAAATTCTCATGGACATATTATCAAACTGTGCTAATTTTGACATTCTCGCCAGTTTAGTTTCATATGTTCTTGATGCAGAAATGTCGTCTATCTTTGAATATGCGTAACTTTGTTTTGGTACGATAACAAAACAAGAATCACTCAGAACTCCAAATCGTTCATCATTGTGAATTTTGTAGTCGTTGAGATTGACTTGATTGAGTTTATCATCGTAGTAGTTTAGAGATTTCTTTTGAATTGTGCGAAGAATTGGATCATGGATCAATATCGTCGATGCGTATGTACCATCCTCAAGCATAACAAGATGATTTTTGGTTTGCGGAATATATACACTCATATTCGTAAAGCCTTGTTGAACATCATCCAAAATTTCTTGTGAATTTGCAATACTAACAGAATAGTTTGCAACAACATTCGTATTCTTTTTGTCGATTAGTGCCTCAATAGGAACAAAAAAGTATCCAGTTCGATTTTCAAAAAATTGAAAAGTTGCAGCGTCTCGATATAAAGGAGACTTTGCCCACTTAGCAAGCCAATTAATTGCTGCAATCGGAGAGATATTTGGAATCACTTTCGAATCTGGAACAAGGGTGTCTGCAACGGTAAACGATTTTCCTGATGCGGGAGCAAGATACTGCGTGTGGATGTCTTTTACCATATCACTAATAAATGTATTGTTGTATGATTTTCTAACCTTGAGTGATTTTGATCTTACAAACTCCGCCGAAACAAACTCCAACACGACAGTTTCAGAACCCTCACCGCCCGTACTACCAGTACGGGTCGGAATATCTACAATGTACCCAACTCTTTCTTCATAATCAAATGCACTTGCTGTTTTATAACGAATAACAATACGATCATTCATAAGAATTGGAGTTGTTTGTATTAGATTCTGTGTATCCTCAAACACTAATTGACCGAGGATATAAGATTTGGTCATATCCTCAAAGAATGTGATATTTTCCCAAATTGTTGAAATATCGAGGGGTATATTATTTTCCGAAGAATATATCCATACTGAAGATACTTGTACGTCACCAGGCTTTTGCATCTTATCTTGAGTCATTGAACAGTCCTCAACAAATATTGAAACTCAGATACAAATTGATTTAACAATTCCTTCTTCAACAGGATAATATTACGCTTTTTTTCTTGTTCTCGAACCTCATAATCAAAATTAGAAACAATGCGTTTAGTTGATGCTGTCCCTATCGTGGTATCTACATATTGATTTTTAGTGATACGATGATCACCAAGGAGCAATGTTCCATCATCACTATACACGTCCATTTCAAAATGATGAATACCACTATGGAGAGTTATATCATCACCTTTAATGAGAATATCACCTGAAGTAAAATCTTTTCCATAAGTGATTGTGTAAGCCCAACCAGCCTCAAATGTTACTGGAAGTATAGTAGTATCATCAAGTTCGAGTATAGTGAATGCGTGGTTGTAATTTTGAATCTTAAAGGTTGTTTCATTAACATCAGAGTATGGTGTTCCAGAAAATGTAATGAACCCATTACTTGCATATAAATCATTTTGCGTCGAGGTATCAAGCCAAACGTGTGTCTGATTCGCCGTATCAGTTGCTATCGGATCAACCGTGACTCCAGTTTCAACACGAAGATAATGATCTGGCGTCCAAGTAAATATTGGATACCGAGAAGAATCCATATTCGTTGAGATCACATAACCATCCGATCGCGTAGATTTTGCAAGCACGGTTGCTGGTTGCGTGTAACCGAGCTTCGCGCTTTCTGAGCTTTTAATATCATGCCAATAGGATGGAACCAAAAGCTCTACTGTATCACCAACATCAATGATTGTGAATGGATTGGATGAACCAGTGAGTTTGATCGCTGTGGTCTTTCCTGCTGGAATCGTTCCACTAACGAGTGCTGTATTATTGTCTGATGTCTGAACTTCATTGTAATCTTCTGATGTTATAGTTGCGTTCGGGAACACTCCCATATCTGTAATTAGTTTGGATACACCAACAGCCCGTGCAAACGATCCATAAGTATCATCAATATACTTATTGAAGTTTTCGCTGGTTAATGGAAAGTCATAGATATTATGATATGCGTCATTGACAAGCATTATCACCCAATGATATGATGAGTCTCCATAATACTTGTCTGCAATAATTTCTGGTGTGTCCCCTTCCTGCATTGGATAATTATAGAAGATACTACCATTGACAATAAAATTTGCTTTCCGGCGAATTCTTGTAAGAATGTTTGATGCGAGCTTAATGTTTCCCGTATCATTAATGTCGTATTGAATTACTGGTAGTGTTTCAAAGTAGTTTCTTGGCATGATTAGTAACCTGCATCTACCTTATTCTTATCAAGAATAGAAAGTTCAAGGAAGTCAAGAGTGAGTTCTACAACTACTGGATATTTATCATAAAATGTAGCGTTTCCTGTTCCAGCGCCAGAGTAGTTCACATCAACATTTGTAAGAGCAGATTCCATATATTTCTGCGTTTCTTTCTGATTATGAAACTCAATATCAAACACTTGCGGATAAGAGAAAAACAATCCTGCTTCTCCATCCTCAAGCCCAGGAGCAGCAGCATACTTGAACATTTGAATAATTTTTTGAATCTCACGCGCATCTGCTGAATTTCTTGGAGCAAGAACAAAGCTAAACCGAATAGTTCGAAACGCTACACCTTTGAAGAATGCAGTGAGCTGATTATTATAGGCCGCGTTCACGTTTCGGAGAACGAGCTGTTCGCCAGCTTCAGATGAGGTTCCAGTCAAACCTCCAACAACGGCTCCTACCTTACCTGCTCCAACTCTACCAAAATTATTAATGAGTCCTTTGATTACAGCATTGTCCTTTAATCCTCCGCCGCCAAGCGCATCTTTAATTGCTCCTCCACCAGCTTTTGTGTCCATCTGCTCCCAAGTAAACGCAGATGAAACCTGCTGATTTACAGGAGCATATAGAACAATCGCAGCCAGTGAATCTTTTTTCATCCTAGAGGCATCTTTAGATTCGAATAATCCTCGTGCAATATCAGATAACCCAGGCGGAAGTTCACTAAGAAATTGATTTGTAACACCCTTGGCAATCGCTACTGGAGCTTGAATGGCAGTTTTTGTTAAAGCAGATGCTTTATCCACACCAGCCGAAACGAGTTTATTAATAATCCCCCCGTTAGATTGTTCAGCGAATAAATCTCGCGATGGATATTTTTTGATAGCAACACCTTTCATTTCTTTAATATTAAAACGAATCCAAGTGTTCTCTTCTGCACTTTCAATCCTTTTAGGAAATTGCAGAAACACATTCTTATATTTGTTATCATAAAGAGACGCAAGCGGAGTTGTTCCTTGTTGCGTTATCTCTGATAACTTATTAGTAGCGTCGGTAAGAACATTTGTATCTGGATTCCCGGCGTTGCCCGATGCGTCGTTATCTTCTGGTTCTATTGCCATTGCTATTCCCCAAAGGCTGATGTGTGTTGAACTGGTACAACAGGAGAGTAGTTGACCGATTCTGAGTAGTAATTGGATTGGTAGCTCTGAATAGGAACATCATATCCCATATCACTCGAACCTCCCTCAGAGCCAGGAGATGCCCTTAAAGAGCCCGGATCTGTAGATGTGGACGGGCGCATTGGAGCTGATCTGTCAACAATCTTATCCGCATGATTGGACATGATTCCAGAACCAATAGATACCAGCTTCGCGCCGATCTTATCCAAGACTGTGCTGAGCGGCCAACTGGATACTCCAGCTTCCTGCTCCATCGCGAGCCCTGCGTTTTGAATCTTCTGCCCGAGCAGCGCCATAGGAACGTGGAAAGCATTATTCAGAAGGGCTGCGAGGTCTTTTCCAGCGTTGGCTGCGCCAAGCATAAAGTCATCAATCACTCCCGAAACCCAGTTGCCAATCACTTCTCCGAGTAACTGGATCTTCGGGATGAGATAGTGACCGAGTTTGGCATATCCTTGGTTCTCGTTTTCAAACCATGTCGTTACACTAGTCCACATTTTGTCTAACAGCTCTGTGAACGAAAAGTTTTCCCACCACGCTTTGAAGTCTGTGGTCAACTCTGTCCAAGTTGTAGATAACCATTCCCCGAGCGAGTCCAGACTCACCATCAGCGACCCCCACCATTCTTCAATCTTATCTGGAATCTGCCGTCCAAACTCTACCATCTTTTCCTTATCACCAAACAATCCGAACGTGAAGAAGTCGAAGATTTCCACGAATCCAGCCCAGATGGAAGACCATAGTGTTCCTTCTGGGCTGAAAAACTCATTGAAGAACCCATCAAAGAACTGCCATATTGCGGTCCCGATTAAGAGAATAGGATTCATCGCACCAAGCACTCTCCCTATTCCTCTTATCAATGCTCTTGGACTAAAGAGGACGCGAAGAGCGGTCATCAGCCCCCTAGCCATCAGAGTTATACCCTCTATGAACACGAATTTCAATCCTTTAAGAATGAGTCCAGGTATACCCAGAAAAAACTTTAGAATAGTTCCCGATAGTGACTTTAGTTTCATACCTAGGCCAGCAAGAGTAAGGCCTTTCAGCAAATCACCAAGAAAGCCACCGCTCTTCTCTTCCTTTTTATCAAAATCGAAAGAGAGCTGTTCGGGCTCACCCTCACCCTTACTCCGCTCCGCTTCCATTTTGTCTTCCTCGGATTGCCCGAAGAAGCCAGACAACTTACGGCCGGTCGCGCCGAGAAAGCCTGATGCTGCCTTGGCCGCGGACTTACCTTTCTTCGCTAATTTTCCTTTAGGGCGAAGAACTTCGATCAAATTTTCTAACTGAAGGACAAGAGACTCGATGGAGCCAACCAGTGGACTTATTCCTCCCAACTCGGGAAGATACTTTTCCATAATATCAGCAGACTTCTCTGTGTTGTCTGAGATTTCTTCTACAGCGTTGTCTGGTTTACCTTTGCCCATTCCCCTAAGGGCGTTCATCATGGTACCAGGTTTCGGAGCGCGCTTCCCTGATATAACACCAGACATCGCTCCACCAATAGCACTTGCAGAATCACTGAGAAATGATCCTGCAATCGACAGACCGGGAGGAAGATCCATAGACCTTGTCGGATTCATCAAAACCGACATTGCATTGTTAATGGGTAGCAACGCGGGAGCAGCCATTGTTGAAATGGCTCTTGCTCCACTTCCTGCGATTGTTGGTAACACTCCAGGCATTAGTATCTCCTATTACGATTAAGCTCTTCTTCTTGCTCTTTGATGAATTCTTGTAAAAGCAAAACGTATATTGATCTTTCGTAGGGATACATATTTTCAAGCTCGGTCAGCGAGTATTTGTGGTGTTGCATTAAAGCAAAGTTGACTCTATAATGATTCACCAACGAATCGTGTCCGAGCATTAGCCGAAAAAATTCTGCATCCCCTCAATCGTTACTTTCTGTTTATGTGAACATTTGCCACATTTAATATCTGTTTCTGCAACTACCTTCGGCATTTCATCAAAGAAATCTCGTATTTTCTCGAACTGCTCCTGAGTCAAATCCTGAAGCCACTCTTCAATCTCCTTCAAAGACACATCAGATTTGCTATAGACATTATCTGCGTCGTAAATCTGTTCAACACAGGCTGCAATGAGGCTAAACGCTTTCTCGATCTCTCCCTTATCCTCTGCACCAATATCACCCGCATCGTCAATCTCAGGCCACCGAAGCACGATACCTACCGTATCCGTTAGCTTGATGTTTGGATCAGGCATATCACCTTTGCTCTTAACTTCGACTGCGTTCAAGTCAACCTCAAACATAATAGCAGTTTCGCATTCTTCGCAGGGAATACTCAAGTCTACAGTTTCACCAACGCTGCGTGCGCGGAGCTGAAGGAACATATAATCCACATCGAAGCTCGCAAGATGGTCAATGTCTACGTCACCAGAGATGATGCAGTTGTTGAGAACCTGCTTTACCGCTCTCGCGATTGCTTTGGGATCTCCATCCTCCTGCGCGAGCATAAGAATCTTCTCTTCCTTAACAATAAACGCTCTGTATACAACCTCCTGTTGTGTGCTGGGAACTTTCATAGTGAATGTAGGATGATCAAGTTTCGGTAGTGCCATAATAACCTCTCATATTAAACAATATTTGTCAAGAACGAGCCGCCCTTCTGAACTCCAGTCAAGAACTGCCCATCTGCTCTATTTACTACACCCATTCCAAACTGATCAATAAGACCACCAAAATCAAAGTTTGGATAGAGTGCGTTAATTGCAAGATTGTTTCCGAACGGCGTAAGCGGAAGCGGCTGCATCTGCCAACGACGATACGCGAACATTACATTTAGATTATGATAATTTGTTGATCCATGATCTAGCGTCATTGGAGCCACTTGAATGGGATAAGCATCAATTAACTTTACAGCAAATGTTACGTTTTCGCGCTCATCATATTGCTCAATTTCCATATCGCAAACATATTGATCAAAGTAATTAACTCGATTATTGTAGCTGCTCACAATCATATTTTGCCATTCATCGAAAAGATCACGAGGAAAAAGATTTCCATTCAAACAACGAATGTTCAAAGACATATCATCATAGATATTCAGATATGGATGTTTGACTTGTGGTCCATGTGTATAAATGTCGGCTGTGGCTAACATTCTTGCAGGGATCTGCGCTCCATGCACCAAGAAAGCTAAAGCTCTTGCTGATGATGTTTTAAGCACCCCACCTGTAATCAGAACACGAAAATGAGATTCGCGAGCCAATCCTCCTCGGCGACTGACTTCAGACTTGAATTCATTCATGTTAAGTGGCATCTCTTACCCCTTATTATACTGTTTTTTACTTTCCAACCAAATTTCATTTGGTTTTGCTCCAACAAAACGATGAACGGGAAGAAATAATGCAACTTTCCACTCTTCTTCGTCAATCTGTAGCATTCTAGATCGCATGTTGGAAAACAAATACCTCTTAATTGCTGGCTTGTAGTATTTATACCGAGAACCAAAGGATTCGAGTGTTTGATATGAAAATCTGAAACGATTCAGCACTCTTCTTTCATCTGTTTCCGCCTCAAATGCCTCCAGAATACGATCCATCAATAATGCACGATGATAAGGATCAAGGTAATGAAAATTTATACCTAATATACCTTCTTTGGTGACTTCTAATGGCAAAACAAGCGGAAATCTGTCATAGTAGGGTAAAGTTTTCTTACCTTTTGGGTCGTAATTAAAGAAAAAGAGATTCCCCACCATGACGTATTTTATACGAGGAGCAGTTTTTCCATCTTGATTAGTGTCAAGTCCCTGATCTGGAATAGTGATGTTACGCCGAAACTGTCTCGTTTTCGCAAAAAACCAGCGATTGGCAGTCTGAACTGCCATACTAAACACTTTGTTTTCTGCGGCGGCCACAAGTATTTTACTAAAATTAATTCCTGCCATTACTCTACCTGTATATCTTCATTCCGAGGGATTGAAGGTGTTTTTCTGTCCAGACCTCAAACTTCCACCCGCGACTTTCTGCGTATTGTTTCGCAGCCTCCCACTTGGACATATTCATGGCATATGATCTAACTTCTTTCAAATATCGTCTGCTCTGTCTTTGAGGTTTCTTTGGAGGCTTTGTTTGTTTCTCCGGCTTGATCTCGACGAGTGTGGTGGTCCCGTCTGTCCATGTGATCTTCAAATCCATATAGTAGCGTCTGATCTTACCATCCACCGCATTGCGATAGGGTATTACCGTCTCTTCGCTATTCCAAAATTTGATTTTGGAATTGTCGTCGCACCATTTGAACGCAGCTCTCTCCCACAGCGAGCGAAAGATAATCTTATTCGGATCGCCTTCGTATTTCTCTGGATTCTTCGGTGCCCATCGTCCTTTGTATGCCATAGAACTATTTAGCACAAAAAAAGAAACCCCCTTCCGAGGAAGGGGGTTTGGAGTATCTCTTCTGTTTATTTTGATTAGTCACCAGCAGGAATCAGCCCTCGATCTGATAGATAACCATCCACACCGATGGCACCATCCGAAGTAAACTCTTCGACGAACTCACGAAGACCTTCAACCTTGCTATAATGAGCAGTCTTTACATAGAAATAAAGTGCGCGCGAAATAGGATAAGATCCATCAGCGATGTTCTCGAAGGTGGGCTCGTTTCCGTTTACGAGACTACCCTGAATCTTATCTGCGTTCTGATCCAAAAACGAAAATCCAAAGATACCTAAAGCAGTTGGATTCGCGTTTAGCTTCTGAACAATCAGATTATCATTCTCACCTGCTTCAATGAACTTTCCATCTTCTCGAATATCGTGGCAGATATTCTTATATTGTGCCTTGTCGATTTTCTTCAAATCCTTGATGAAAGGAAAAGTCTTACACCCACCCTCCATCGCAAGCTCAACAAATGCGTCACGAGTTCCGCTTGTGGGAGGGGGGCCAAACACTTCGATCTTTACATCAGGAAGTGTTGGATTGATCTCTGCCCAACTTGTGTATGGGTTTTCAACAAGCTCATTTGATTCGTTAGGAACATTCTTGGCAAGAGCAAGAAACACATCGCGTAGTGTAAGTGAATACCGCTTCGACTCCTTGGCATTGGCAATCACGATTCCATCAAAACCAATCATCACCTCATCAATCTCGGTGACGCCATTGGAATTACACATATCAATCTCGCTCTGCTTGATACGACGAGATGCGTTGGTAATGTCAATAGGATTGTTTCCACCCACTTCAGCGCAGAACAACTTCATTCCACCACCCGTTCCAGTTGATTCAATAACAGGTGTCTTGAAATCAGTCTTTCGACCAAACTTCTCTGCGACAACAGAAGAGAATGGATACACTGTAGATGATCCAACGATTCTGATCTGTCGATCATGGTTATTCGCAATCGCTGGTGTCGTAGCCAAAATACCAAATACAATAAAACAAAGTAACTTTCTCATAGCTATCTCCTAAAACAAAATCTGTGTTCTTGCTTGAACGATATTCAAATCACCACCGGGAGCAATGTCAGCCCAAACGTAGTTTAGTGAAATCTTCAGGTTCTTTCGATAGAACCAGTTGACGCCTGCTGTCACATTCTTCTCAGTTCCACCACGAATATCATTGTCATTTGCGTCAAGATATGAGAAGCGTGTTGCGACTTGCCAAGCTCCGATCTTCTTATCGAGTGGATCGACTCGGTTATTGAACTTGCCGAGATTTCGATTATAGTTTCGATGTTCTCCAGTTAGATAATAACTAGC